AAGACATTAAAATTCCAAGTCTTATATCTTAATTCATTTATAACATTACTTGGAACAACATATAGTAATGGATAGACAGGAGAATTAAAAGTTGTATTTAATTCTTTCATTCTTTGTTCTGTCCAGAAACTTATTTGTTCTATATCCCCTAATCCAAATGAATTAATTTGTTTGTGTTTACTCGCCATTAAATTAAAGTCATCATGTAATGTCTTAAAATTAATTTGACGAGGTGTGGCAGATGGTGTTATTGATGGTGTTGGTGTATTAGTTGGAGTGGCTGATGGACTTAACCCTGGTGTTATTGAAGGGGTCGGTGTTTGTGTGGGGGTTTTGGTTTGAGTAGGTGTTTGTGTATTAGTTGGGGTATTGGTTGGTGTTTCAGTATTTGTAGGAGTTATTGATGGGGTTTGTGTATTAGTTGGGGTATTGGTATTAGTCGGGGTATTAGTAGGAGTAGTTGTATTTGTAGGAGTTATTGATGGGGTTTGTGTATTAGTCGGTGTTGGGGTAGGAGTAATTGGTGGAATAAAATACTTTTGTAAAAAGTAATTGTAATTGTCAGACATTTCTGTGTCGGATAACTTACGATCATACATTAAGACTTCAGTCATTGCAATTCCAGGGGACTGTGATAACAACCAAAATATTGGATTTGTTGCAGTTAATAATGTTGCAACCTCAACAGTCTGACTAACCATTGATCCACTAATCCATAATTCAGTAAAGGCACTTGTTCCAACTTGATATACTCTTGTGGATGCAACAACCCATTCATTCAAATAAGGATTTGATGATGGTTCAGGGAAAACAGATGACACATTATAAAAAGTAAAAGTTCTTACAAAGTTATATGTTCCACCTGTTGGACTATAATTGTCTGTTGCAAACCACCTGTCATAAGATGTGTTCTCACCTAAATAGTTTTTAAAATAATTTCCTTGTTGGTCGGAAGTAAAGAATGTATTGAATATTGTTCCACCTGTATTCTTAAACATGAACCAAGTTGTATAATCTTGGTATGATCCATAATCACCTAACTTGTTTGTAAGACCGTATGTAAATCCTGTCCCAACTGAAATTCCAACATCTGATCTATTAACACCTGAGAATTGTAATGTAGAAGGGTTTTGAAATCCTGTATAATCGTATTGTGATAAACCTCCTGTAATACCAGAAAAGAATAGTGATGGGTTGGCAAGGTTTGTTGCTTTAAGAACTGCAACACCTGTTCCTCCACCAATTATAAGTGATGATTGATTTGTAAAGTCAACCTGAATAGTTAAACCTGATGTTATTAAACTCATTACTTTTGTTGTATTCTATTTAATCTTTCTTGTTCTTGTCTTTTATCAATAATATACGAAAGATGATTAAGACACTGATAAAGGGGTAGAGCAACCACGTTGTCAATTTCCCAAACCATGTCGTTCGAGAGAGTTGATATTGCCGAATACCATCCCCAATAAGCATTAAAGTTATTCTTATCTTCATTATTGTCCACATGACCTTGCTCTGGGAATAGAGCCGGGTAAGTTCTTGAGATCCCTTTGCCAAATTCAACAAAAAAAAAATTGCCCCTTCGATATATTTAATCGGGAGAGTTTTAAATGTTTCAATACGTAATTTAATATTTGAATTTGTATAACTAACTCCGTCTTCTGTATAAAGATATGCCGCCAACTCATTTAAGTTTGCAATTCTATATCCTTCTTCTTTTCTTAAAAATGTATCTATATCAACATATTGGCCAAATGAAATATTATTAACATCAACCAAATTATATTTTGTTCCTTGGAAATCAATTTGTTTAAAAAGTTTCTTACTCTCTTTATTTATAAATGAATAAACATAATCACCAATTTCGAGTATCTGTGTTGTATCTGCACTTAATACTTCTTCTCTTGTAATACCTAATACCTCAGAAATCATTTTAATATAAAGTTCTTCTTCATCTAGTAGATCTTTAAATTTCATTACATTGGTCCACAATTCAATATTAGGTTCTTGAATTGTGTATTTAGTTTTGTTTAATTCAACTTGAATTGTTTCCATAATTATAAATATATCTTTTTAGTTAATCACCCTAATAAATAAACACACCAGTATTTCGCATAACCTTCATGGTTAACACATAACGGATCGCATCAATACAGTGATTTGAACTATCGATGGGTTCGTCCAGGTTATTACCGTTCTTATCTGTCTTCCAAGAATATGTTTGTAGTTCATTTAATAAGTTCTTTGAATTAACATGAACATAAAATTCTGACCTCTTAATCATATCTATTCCCGAAAGGATTGTATCCTTCTTCACACTTTTTGCATTTATGCCTGCCCTTGATAACTCTGTTATTCCTGCAGGATTTGCACTATCACAAATAAAATCATCAGTTAAATTAATACCTAAGTCTTTTATTTTATAAATTAAATCAGGGGTGGTTGTATTCTTTAAGTATAATAGTTCTTCACAATAAATTGAATTACCGTTTTTATAAACTGCAATTAATGTTGTGGGGTCATTATATCCAAAGTCAATTCCGTATGATACAAGTTTTGTTCCTGGTGGTAATTCACTATAAGTTTTATGATGTGTAAAGACTGCCCTTGTTGGATTACCTCTTTTACCTTCACCAAATACCCTCCATAAATTTCCATCACCTGTTGTCTTTAACTTTTCAATTTCATCAATTAAAGATTGGGACAAGAATGGATTGTCTTTATATGTTGTTATTGTATAGAATACATCAGGTTGTCCTTCTAGATCATACAACCATGATTGCCATAAAGAGGGGTTGAAATCAATTGTTATTCTTCCTGAGGTTCTTAATGCCAACTGAACATATTCATCATGACTAATCTCAGTTCCTTCATTGAGAAATAAGTAATCTCTTTTCCTACCTCTTAGTTTTGTTTCATCATCACAAGAAAACCATTCTATGGTATTTGTTCCTAGTTCATAATACCCATCAACTGAATGCCATTTGTTTGCATCATATACATCAAACTTAATTAAGATTTCTTTTAAGTCTCTTAATATACTTCCCTTCAATGAGGGTAATGTTTTTCTTACTAATGATAATACTTTATTTTCTTCTTGTAATAATTTGTATACCCAGTAGATTAAGATGTTATAAGTTTTACTTGCACGACTGGATCCTTGGAATATACAGATACGATTATCTTGTGATATTAAATCTTGAAATACTTTTGTTGTCTGTATTTTTATTCCCATTATTATTTTTGTGTAGCCGTTATAATTTCAATTTGTATTTTATTATTAAGACTTTCATCATTAGTAGTTATATCTACTTGTTCTTTTACTTTACCATATCCTCTGTCTAATAATAATTGTGCCGCTTTTACATCCCCTAGTGTTGCCTTCTTTCTCATGGCCTCAAGAATTTTTTGTGCCTGAGTTTTACCTTCTTCAGTTTCACCTAATACTTCTGCAAGTAGTTCATCTAACTTTGGTAATTTTTTTGGTCTGCCAGGCCCACCTTTATGTCCCTTCTTATATGGTATTAAACCACTTGTATTTCGTTTTGATTTTTTATTATCGTCGCTCATTTTCAACTCATTTTTTTCTTTCTTCATAACCAGTCAAAACATTGGATAGATGTTGAATTCTTTGTTTCAATCTAACCCAACCATCACCAAAATAATTGTCAGGAAATTGTTCTGTAAAATTTTGATTATGAAAGTTTATTACCCAATTTTTTTCTTCAATAGTTTTGTCTCTAGATATAAAATAGGCATTACATCTTTCTATATCTTCTCTTGTATATGGAGGAGGGATTGGATCGTTAATTTCGTTTACTCCATTAACATTTATTACCTTTGGTTTCGGTGCTTGATTGACCGGTTGTTTGCATCCACAGCCCATTACTTTAAATATTTATTTCTACGTTTTATTAGTTCTTTACGAACTTTATTAATGTCTCTTGAAACACTATTAAGTGGGATAGTGGTTCTTTTACTTAAGTTTGATACTGAACAATTTTCTTCAATAAACAATTTGAATAGTTTTTTATAATACCATTCCATTGAGTTCAATTCATTTTCAACCCATTCTAAATTGATTGGATCTTCAAGGTAATCAATATCAGGTGTTTGAATATTATTATTGAATTCAGTAAACTTATACTTGTTATAAGTATAATAGTAAGCCGATGACTTCGAATAATAATTGTTTTGCACTATCCTTGTAAAGAAATATAACTTTTCATCATCAGGCACTTTAAGTGTTTTTTTATTATTAATGAATTGTTCAATACATATTTGGCATAAGTCAGTAGGGTCTTCAAGTTTGGAAACCCTCTTACATATTTTTTGAAGTTCGGTATGATTATCAGTGATCCACTTATTTATCATTAATTATAAATACTTTGGATTTTTTGAAAAGTCATAATATTTATTATTATGAGTGATACTAAGGTTTGTTCAGAATGTAATGTTAAAAAAGATTATTTGGAATTTAATTTAAATGGTCGTAATGGTTATAGAAATAAAAGGTGTAAACAATGTGTTAAATCATTGAAGGCAGGTATTCCAATTATTAAACTTAAAACATGTAAGGCTTGTTTAATTGAAAGACCTTTTAGTGATTATGATAAAAGTAAAGATTGGCCTGATGGATATCAGAGTAGATGCAAGATCTGTAAAAAGAATAAAATAAAAATTGTGTTTGCGAGTGATGGTAAGTGGGCAAAGAAGAATAAAATTAAAACACATTATCGTGGATTGGTTATAACAAATCCGTTGAAACAAGATTATGTGGATACATTCATTTATTTGAGGGATGCAGGATATAATTTAAAAGAAGATATACATATTCAATTTTGTGAGAAGTATGGATTAACTCCTAATACTCCGAAGAAAGTATTTAGAAATACTTATAATCAAAAAGATTGTGGATTGATTTAATTTTTTTTTTATATTAATATTCGGTAAATAATAATATTTTTTATATTTAAATTATTGGAGGGTTGATTTCTTACTTTATGTGTTAAGCTCCCATTATCTTAATTATTTGTTCATCAACCCTCCTTTTTTTATTAGTCTTTTACAAAAGTTCCATTCGACATTTTACCTTTTCTTTTTGCAATAACTTGATATGCATCATTGATACATGTTTCAATTTTTGTTCCAGATAATTGTGCAAGGTTTGTTAATACAACAACAATATCTCCAATTGCATCTTGAATATTATCTTGTTCTTCTTTTAGAATGGCTCTTGCAAGTTCTCCCACTTCTTCCATTAATTTTACATACTGAGTTTTCTTATCTCCTTTATCGTATAGACCTCTTGTTTGTGCCCATACTCTTATTGGATCGAATTCATTATTTAATTTTAAATCCAATGATTTGTTATATGTTTTAGCCAATACTGAAACATTATAAAATATTGGAGTTCCAATTAATGGTAATAACATTTTCTCATGTGGGAAATGTGAATTTGCATACCAGGTTTTTCCTTCCGCATCACCTTTGTGATATGTTATGGCACAACCATAGTCATTATAATACAATGTAATATTGTCATAATTCCAATTTGGTGCCAACTTTTGAATTTCTGAATTAAGTATAGTAGGTTTTTTATCACTTCTACTTCTTACTGTGTGTTTAATTGATAACATCATTTTTTGTTTTTTTTATATTATTAAATTGCAACGGGAGCCGTAATTACTTTGGAAGAAATATAATCTATTAATTCCAATTTGTTATTGGTATATGTATATGTTGGTAAATCGTGTATAGGTTGATTTAAATAGTCGTTAATCGCAACCAATTGATTTTTGTAGATATGTGCATCAATTATTCTTAGGCTGACGATATGAGCCTGTAAACCACATTTATCTGCAACATATAATAATAACCTTGAGAACAAACATATATCATAAGGTATACCCAAAAACATATCACCTGATCTTTGGGTAATTGATAAATTCAATTTCTTATTCTCCACATAAAATTGAAAGTTATGATAACATGGAGGTAATGCCATTTCATTTAATTGTGCAGGGTTCCAAAGTGATATGATATGTCTTCTTGAATTTGGATTTGTTTTAATTGAATTGATAACTTGTTCCAATTGATTAATACCTTGTCCATTAAAGTTTAACATTTGATAACCATATACGGGTCCAAGATAACCATATCCATCAGCCCATGCATCCCATATATGAATATTACGTTCTTGAAATCTTTTAATGTTTGTTTCCCCATTCATAAACCATTCAAATTCTGTTTCAAATATTCTTTGGTATATTTTTCTTCCTGTTATAATTGGAAATCGTTTTGATATATCCACTTCAATGTGTCTATCAAATAAAGAGTATGAACCTACTCCGGTTCTATCATCTCTATAAATTCCATTACTAATACACTTTTTTAATATCTTGCGATATGCCAACTCAAATTGATTTTTCATTCTTATTATTTTTATTGTAATTATCCAATCCTGCAATATATGCAACCGCATCTAACATTGTATCATCTTTAAGATTATAAGCCATTCTTGATACTTTTAATGCAACCATACACTTATAAAAGTCTTCAGTTGTGATTTCTTTATTACATAATTCACTTGCAACTTTTGCCGCCTTACCCATACTTTCATCTAATGGTCCATACTGTCTTTCTTTTTCTTCACTTCGTTGGTTAATGATTTCATCAGCCCTTACTAAGATACTTCTTTGTTTCATTTGTTTTTTTTTATTTAGTTAAATTATTTAATTGTTCAAGTTCAAGATAGGTAAATCCTTCACAATACGGTCCAATTGTATTGTCCCATTCATATTCAGTCAATCGATCTGAACCTTTAATGTATGATTTTTTTCTAAGATCCAGGATGTCGATAACATCCCATTCTTGTAAAGTCGAGGTCTCCCCTGATAATAATACTCCCATGATTATTTGTTTTTTTATAAATATAGAGGAAATAAATAAAAGAGTAAAATTTCTCAAAATCTTTTTTTTATTTATTTAACTTTTCCTTCAAACCAACATATTTATTGTATATGGGGTCTTAACAGAGTTTCAATCCCCGACTTATATCAATGATGAGTTAAATGAAAGTTTAAAGTTCTATGTATTAAACGTTTGTTGTTTAAGTAGGGAATAAGATCCTGAGAGGTTCCAACAAATGAAAATATAGTATCAACAAAAGTGGATGAATGTTTTAGAGGTTAACAACATCCGACAAAGAAACTAGTAATTAAATTGATACTCCCTTAGGATATGGGGACATACAGTAGAGCACTGATATTACGAATTGATTTATAAAGTAATTGACTATTTGAGGAAGGTGAGTTTTCTTTGGATATAGAACCTCCCATACATATAGGTTAAAAGAATATATGAAAATAATGTAAAAAAGATTATTTAGTATCATTAGTATTACGTATCTTTGTTGAAACAAACAACAAATATGAAAGATTTACACAAATTAACTAAAGAAGAATTAGGTATTCTTATTAACAAATTAGAAGGTGATATGAAAAAATTTGTTGATATTAAAGACATGAAGAAAATGCATAATACCAATAAGACACTTGGAACATTAATTTCACTTTATATGAAGAAATAATTTTTTTAATTCAAATAACTTACGTATCTTTACCACTCATTATTAAAACAACAACAAAATGAAAACTACAATTTTAGGAGTAAATGAAATCAATTATCTTGAATACACTTATTGTGAAACTATTGATGAAAATTTAATGTATGTTCAAATTGATGCACAATCTGATAGAAAAAAAACATCACAAGAATTTGTATTGTTATTTTCGAAAGAACAAATAGTTGAGATCTATAAAACTATGATGAAACAAGAAAAAACTAATTCTCAATTTTTAAAATAATAGTTATGAATAATACATTACAAGAACCAAGAAAAATGACTTTGGAACATAGATTAATGTTGCAATGTAGTGAAGTGAATTGTATGACTGATTTGTTTCTTATTATACAAAACGAAGGTTTAGATCAGTATGAACAAAAAGATATTATGAAAGCCTTTAGATGGGCATGGGAAATAACAGAATTTTTATATCCACATAAAGATTTCTTAAAAACACTTTTACCTATAATGAAACCTTTCAATCATTTCTTTATGACCTCCGCAGAAAAACAAACATTAGATAAATTACCTAATAAAGTATGGATATACAGAGGTGGTAGTGATAAAGATGGTTTGTCATGGACTTTAAGTAAAACCCAGGCTAATTGGTTTAAAGAAAGAAATGAACACTATACAGGAGAACCTATGGAAGTATTTTCAAAACAAATACATAAGAATAGAATATTTGCATATGTTAATGGTCGAGAAGAAAAAGAAATAATTTTATTGTAAAATAATTTATTTAATTCAAATAGTTTACGTATCTTTACAACTCATATTAAAACAAATAAAAATGAACTACAAAATTCAAGCCGGATTAAACATTCAATTACATAATAGTGTAATTACAGTCTATCACCCTGATGGAACCATCTTATTATCTTGGGAAGCCACCAAACATGATTGGGATAAAATATGGTATACATTACAAAAATGTCATGATATGGCAAGTCTCAAAGAAAAAGCCATTCTAGATATGCATAATAGAATTGATAATATGAGTAGTGAAGAAATATTAAATCTTGCAAACTTATTAAATGTTAAATAATATGATTACAGAAAAACAAATGGAGGTATTACAATATCTTTATAACAATGGTAAAGTTGATGTAGTAATTACACCAAGGATTATAAAACAAAATGATAGTCTATATGAAAGAATATGGAAACTTGAACTATTAAATTGTATTACGGTTAAACGTAGACTTGGTATGGCATCATTACACACCATAACTGATTATGGTTGTTGTGTTGTTCAAGATAAATTAAAAAAATAATTTTTAAAATGCGAACAAATTACTTATCTTCGGAGGATTACGATCTTATGTTGGATGGTGAATACGAACAATGGTTATCAAATCAAAATAAAAAATATAAACAAATGATAGAAACAGTTAATTTTGTAGTAAGGTTTTTGGTTAGAGGTATAACCACAGAAGACATTTATAACGATTTTAAGGCCGATTATTTTGAAGACATAGAAAGTGCCAACGAAAGTGATTTTGAGACGGTATTGGGCTTCTATGAGGCAATGGAGGATGATATTCTTGAGAAGAGAAGAATGTTCTTAGTAAGTTGTGATTATAGTCCAAGTGAAAGTCTTGAAGATGCATGGAACAATGAGGTTGCAGATTTTTATTCTGATTTATATTTCAATTAAAAACAAATTATATGTTAATAACATTATCAATTATACAAGGGTTAAATCAAGAAAGTTTTAACTACGACATCTATACCATTAATTTTTATTATTACATGGATAGAATGTGGGTTGAAGTAAATGATGATCTGACAAACGAAACCTTATTTGAAGGACAAATAACCAATGCGGAAGAATTAAACAATTTATGCCATGAGGTTAATAATATATGTGATTTAAATCCTATGGAATTCCTTGGTATTATTGTTGCAAGACTAATTAAAAAAGAAATAAAATAATTTTTATAATTCAAAACAATTACGTATCTTTGTTGAAACAAACAAATAAAAATAAACAATATGGAACATTATCAGTATGTCGCAAACGAACAATGGTTTACTCAAGTTATTAAAAACTTAACTCCAAATGGTATTTGGGGCTGGCCTAATGAAAATGAATACTATCAATTGGTTAATGGTAAATTAAAACCATTTACCAAACGTGGTGAAAAACTTTTAAAAAAGATTGTAAGAAAAGAATTTTATAACAATAATTGTGTATCTTTGTAAAAACAAACAATATGAAAACATTTACCGAACTTTACATGGAATTAGTATCTCACCCTGAATTTATTCACGGTCAAATTATTGATAAAGAAATGATTGTAGATGAATTATTTGAATTAATTCAAGATGCAGTTGATAGTGATTTACCTATTATTGAAACCGAAAAATTATGTGAAAAATGGTTTGAAGAACATAAAATTGATATAAAAAGAAATTTCAATAAATATTTTGAAATGGATGGTGATTATTACTTATCTGTTGATATCAAACCTTGGTTAATTAAAAACAATATTTTATAATTTAAAAACAAATAACATGAGTTATAAACCAACAATATATCGTTTCCCAACTGAAGAATATGTTCTTGAGTTAATGAAACAAAATAATATACCATTAAATAAATATAATATTGTATTTGATTTTATTAGTGAAACACCTGAAGACGGAACTACTGACTTAGAGATTATTGAAGAATTTAAAGAACAATTATAAAAACAAATAACATGAGTAATAAAAAACAATATATCAATTTTGAATATGATAACTTTGATGCAAATCCAATTACATTCAAGTTATATGAACTAAAAATATTACATAATATGTTGGTTGAAAGTCTTGAAAAGTTTCCTGACTATCCACAAGATGTTATAATACTTAATAAAATTGCTGAAGAAATTTATAGGACAGATCCTATACCTGCAAATGTTGAAGACTATATTAATTGCAGTGATAACGATTTACCATTCTAGTCTCTCTTGATGTTGTTTTAATAATAAAGAAACCCTCTCCTTATAGTTATACGTTTTCTATTTGGAAGAGGGTTTTTTAGTATCTTGGTAGTCTACTAGGCATTTTTGGCTTTGATATACCCACAAATCTTATTTGCACTTTCTTCATCATAACCTTTATCTAGTTGATCGGCGATGCATTCATCCCATGGATAATCTGCTAATAATACGGGTTCTTCAATTAAGTTATCATCTTCAGACAAACTTACTGATGAAGTAGAACCAACACTTGGATTAGTTCCACCTGCAGGTTGATTTACAACTTTTGTTGAACAAGTTGCATAAGCCGTTCTGTAATCTGCACCCTTGGCTTTTTCATTTGCAATACATTCTCCTAATGCACTATCTTCTGGCACCTCTGCAAAGTCTTCCATCTTATTCCAATACTTATAAAATGAATTAAATCCATGCATACAAGAATTTAAACGTTCTCTCATATTAGGATATTGTAATCTCATTCGATTGTTCTTTGAACATCTTTCAAGATACTTACCTCTATTTTCATTCTTTAATGGTTTAAGAACAAATACTTCTTCTGTATTACTCATATTATATTGATTTTCCGTATCCTCTTAAGATTTTATTTTCTTCATGTAATTCATCAATCTTTTTTTCTAGATCTTGTATTTTAAGATTTAGATTAACAATTTCATCTTTTAAGTTTTCACATAAAGTTTGATATACACCCATTGCCAATTCCAAATTTTTTAAAATTTGATTATCGGTTTGTGCATTTGACATTCTTTTTGAAACCAAAAAAGATGCAACACCTGTTAAGGCATTTGATAATATTAAAATTAAATTTTCATTCATAATTAAATCCCACAACAATAAAACGTTGGGTCTCCATAAATAACCATTCCTCTTGGTATACCACTGCCACCATATCTATTACCATTTGCAAGATGAA